CCCCAGCAGCCCCAGACATGGCCGCAGCAGCCCACCCAACCGCCGCCCCCGCAGCAGCAGCAACCCCAGCAGTGGGGGCCGCCGCCCCACCAGTGGGGCGCACCGCCTCCGCCGCAGCAGCGGAAGCCCGCGGCCGGCAACTGGGTGGCACTCGGCTGCTTCGGCGTGATCCTGCTCGTCGTCCTCGGCATCGTCGTCAGCGTCACCGTCGGCGACGACAAGCCCGACGACGGCCGCCCCGGCGAACACGCTGCGGCCGTCATGTGCGAGGACTTCGTCGCGGAGAAGCTGAAGAGCCCCGGCAGCGCCGAGTTTCCGGGCGTCACCGACTCCGACTACGCCAAGACCAAGGTGCTCAGCAGCAAGAAGCCGTGGGAGTACCGCGTGACCGGCGTGGTCGACGCGCAGAACGGCTTCGGCGCCCTGGTCCGCATCGACTACGTGTGCACCGTGTCCACGAAGGACGCCGACAAGTGGACGCTGGACGACATCGAGCTCGAGCAGCGCCGCTGACCAATTCCTGACTGCGCCCCCGCCGACGGCTCCACGGCGGGGGCGCTGCACGTTCCCCGGGAGGTGATCGGCCATGGCCAAGGGCGACCCGATCACCGACGAAGACCGGCGCCGCGTCGCCGAGCTGCACGCGCAGGGCAAGGGCCGCAACGAGATCGCCCGCGAGATCGGGCGCAGCAGCGACGCCGTGACCCGGATCGCCCGCGGCCTCGGCCTGTCGTTCGCCCGCGCCGCGCAGGTCGAGCAGGCCACCGTGATCCGCAAAGCCGACCTCGCCGCCCGCCGCGCCGCGCTCGCCGAGAAGCTGCAGGATCATGCCGAGCTGGAGCTGACCAAGCTCACCGCCCGGACGCTGTACTTCGAGTGGGGCGGCAAGGATCACGACTACGACGAGCGGTGGCAGGACGAGCCGACGCCGGCCGACCGGCGCGCCATCATGTCCACGCTCGCCACCGCCGTCGACCGCTCCCTCAAGCTCGTCCCGCCGAAGGACGACGGCGCCGCCGAATCCCGCAGCGTGGTCGGGGACCTGCTCGCCGGACTCGCCGCCGACTACGCCGCCCGCCACGGCGGCCCGCCGCCCGAGCCCGACAACGACACCGAGGGTCCCGCCGATGATGCGGCCTAAGCTCCCGCTGTCACCGAAGCAGGTCGACAGCATCATGGAGGCTCGCGCCTTCCAGAACCTGTGGGAAGGATCGGTCCGGTCCGGCAAGACGATCGCCTCGCTGCTGTGCTGGCTCGGCTTCGTCGCGAACCGGCCCGAGGGCGGCGAGCTCGTCATGGTCGGCCGCACCCGCGACAGCCTCGCCCGCAACGTGTTCGGCCCGCTCACCGACCCCGCCGTCTTCGGCCCGCTCACCCGAGACATCCACTACACGGCGGGCGCGCCCACCGCGACCGTCCTCGGCCGCACCGTGCACTGCCTCGGCGCGAACGACGCCCAGGCCGAACCCAAGGTCCGCGGCCTCACCTGCGCCGGCGCCTACGTGGACGAGCTGACCACGCTCCCCAAGAGCTTCTACGACCAGCTCACCGCCCGCTGCAGCGTCGATGGCTCCAAGATCTTCGGGACGACGAACCCCGACAACCCGAACCACTGGGCCCGCAAGGAGTACCTCCTCCGGCCCCGCGAGCAGCGCCTCCGGTCCTGGCACTTCGTCATGGACGACAACCCCGGCCTGTCCGACGAGTACAAGGCCCGGCAGCGCGCCGCGCACCGGGGCCTGTTCTTCAAGCGGAACATCCTCGGCCTGTGGGTCATGGCCGAGGGCGCGATCTACGAGGCGTACGACGAAGCCACGCACGTCGTGGACGAGCTGCCGGAGATCCGCCGGTACTGGCTCGGCATGGACTACGGCACGGTCAACCCCACGTCGGTGCTCCTGCTCGGCCTTGGCGCCGACGACCGGCTGTACGTGGTGTCCGAGTGGCGGCACGCCTCCCGCGAGGCGCAGCGGCAGATGACGGACGCCCAGTACTCCGCCGCGATCGGCGAGTGGCTGGCCGAGATCGGTGTCACGCCCGAGTGGTCGTTCATCGACCCCAGCGCGGCGTCGTTCATCACGCAGGCGTGGTCGGACGGCAGCGTCCCGAACATCGCCCGCGCGAAGAACGACGTGGTCGACGGCATCCGCAGCGTCAGCAGCGCGCTGGCCGGCGGCATCCTCCGCATCCACCGGTCCTGCACCGGCCTCCTCGAGGAACTCCCCGGCTACGTGTGGGACGAGAAGGCCGCCGACAAGGGCGAGGACAAGCCCGTCAAGTTGAACGACCACTCGTGCGACGCCCTGCGCTACGTCCTGCACTCCACCGCCCACGAGTGGCGGCACCTACTCGCCACCGTGCAGACGAATGGAGGGGCGACCCCGTAAGGCACGCCCCTCCACCGCGCTAGCCGTCCTGCCGGTGGATGAAGGCGGCAGCACTCATGCAGATGCCGAAGCACCCGACGAGTGCCGCGGCTCCCACCTGCAGGGCGTCCAGCGGTTCACCACCGAGCAGCACCCATCCGATTCCGGTGACAAAGGCAACAACGAGGCTGCCCAGCACCAGGACCACGACAGTGCAAACGCGGTGGTTCAGAGAATTAATCACTTTAGCTCCTAAAAACGGTATTTAGGGCGCCTCTGTGATCTTCTCCTTTCCGAGCACTGACGGTAGCGCATCGGTCACCCTTCCCGAAGCGCGATTGGAGCAATGGCCTGATGTCACTGCCCGTCAACGGCGCGCCCTGGCCGCCCCCGCACATGACCGACGCGTACCGGCAGATGCGCCGCGACGACATGTGGTACCGCGGCGACCCCGACGCCCTGTACCGCGCCCACGAGTGGCGCGAGAACGGACCCCAGCGCCGCGGCGGCGTGCGCTCGCTACTCACCCGCGAGCAGCCCGCCGACTACCCCCGCAAGCAGGAGCAGCGACTCCACGTCCCGCTCCCCGGCGACATCGCCAGCACCTCGGCCGACCTCCTGTTCGGCGACATGCCGGCCATCCGCTGCGAGACCGCGGCCACGCAGGACCGGTTGGAGGTGCTGCTCGACCGGGCGCGTATCCAACACCTGCTGCTGTCCGCTGCCGAGCAGGCGTCCGCGCTCTCCGGCGTCTACCTGCGGGTGCAGTGGGACCGCGCCGCCGTCCCGGACCGGCCGGTCGCCGACGTCGTGCAGGCCGACCACGCCGTGCCGGTGTTCCGGTGGGGGCAGCTCACCGAGGTCACGTTCTGGGAGCAGCTCCCGTCGGACGACCCGTCCACCGTGTGGTGGAAGTTCGAGCACCACGAGGTCGGCCGGATCTCGCACGCGCTGTACCAGGGCACCGCGGACAACGTCGGCAGGGCCGTGCCGCTCACCGAGCATCCCGACACCGCCGGCCTGGTCGGCTCGCTCGGCCCGGACGGCGTCAGCATCAGCACCGGCATCGAGCAGCTCACCGCGGTGTACGTGCCGAACATGCTGCCCAACCGGCGGCTCCGCTCCTCGCAGCTCGGACGCTCCGACTACGCCGCCCCGATCTACGACATGTTCGCCGCGCTGGACGACACGTGGACGTCGTGGATGCGGGATCTGCGGCTGGCCCGCGCCCGCCTGGTCGTTCCCGAGGGTTACCTGACCAACTTGGGCCCCGGCCAGGGCGCAGCGTGGGACGCGGACCGCGAGATCTACAGCGCGCTGAAGATCCCGCCGACCGAGGCCGGCGCCGGGATCACGATCAGCCAGTTCAAGATCCGTGTTGAGGAGCACTCGCAGACCGCCGACGCCATCGTCCGGCAGGCCGCCCGTTCCGCCGGGTACTCCGCGCGTAGCTTCGGGCTCGACTCGAACGGCCAGCCCGCGACCGCCACCGAGGTCGACTCCGAGGACCAGCGGTCGAAGGTGACCACGAAGAAGAAGGCGGGCTACTGGCGGTACGGGCTGCAGGACTTCTGCGAGGCGCTGCTCGCCCTGGACGCCGCATGGTTCACGCGCGGCCTGAAGGTCGAGCGGCCCACGGTGGAGTTCCGGCCGGTGTCCGAGTCGCCGATGGCGCGCGCCACCACGCTGGAGCTGCTGCACCGGGCTCAGGCCGTCAGCGTGGACACCAAGGTCCGCATGGCGCACCCCGAGTGGGACGACGACGCCGTGGCCGCCGAGGTCCAGCGCATCCAAGAGGAGCAGGGCCTGTCCGTGGCCGACCCGGCCGAGGTCGGCGCCGAGTAGCAGAGGGAGGCTGGCATGCCCGTCTCCCCCGCCATGGCCGAGGGCCTGGCCGCCGCGGTCGCCGAGCTGTACGACAACGCGACCGTGGCCGTCCTCGACCTGCTGCGCCGCGCCCTCGCCGAGGGCATCGAGTCGCCTCTGTGGCTGGAGCTCAAGGCGCGCAGCATCGGCGACCTGCGGGCCGCCGTGCAGGACGTCATCGACGCGCTGGAGCTGGACGCGTCGGGCGCGGTCGCGCGGGCGCTCACGCAGGCGTATGAGATCGGGCAGACCGCAGCGGTCGCCGAGCTCGGCGCAGTTGCCGCCGGGCAGGCCGCGGTGGTGCGCGAGCAGCTGCCCGCCGCCCGCGCCGTCGACCGCCTCGCCGCCAGCTTCGCCGACGACACGCGCCCGCTGTACGCGCGGATCACCCGCGAGGTGCTGGACGTGTACCGGCAGGTGATCACACCGACGGCGGCCGGACCGCTGCTCGGCATCGAGACCCGGCGGCAGGCCAGCCAGAGGGCGCTGGACGACTTCGCCAGGCGCGGCATCACGGGCTTCCGTGACGCCGCGGGCCGCCGCTGGGAGCTCGCCTCCTACGCGGAGATGGCCGTGCGCAGCGTGACGGCGCGCGCGGCCATCGAAGGCCGCCCGTGGGAAGGCAAGGTGCTCGCCCTGTCGGGTGGGACCGGGCCGCGCACCGTGGAGATGGAGCACGCCACGGAGGACGGGCGCATGGTCCGCGTGGACGTGGCCGGGACGCTCGCCGAGGCGCGCAGCGACGGCCTGTTCCACCCGAACTGCCGCCACAGCACGTCGGCGTACCTGCCGGGCGTGACCCGCCGGCCGAAGTCCCCGCCCACGCCCGGGACGACCTACGAGGACACGCAGCGACAGCGCGCCATCGAGCGGCAGATCCGGGCGTGGAAGCGCCGCGAGGCCGCCGCCATGGACGACGCCGCCCGCCGCCGTGCCGCCGCGTTCGTCCGCAAGTGGCAGGGCAAGGCCCGCGAGAACGTGGCCGCGCACCCCGAGGTGCGGCGCAAGCCCGTGCGCGAGCAGATCGGCGCCGCCCGCTGAGACTTCCGGACCCGACCGCCAGGCGCGGCCACGGTCCGGGCGCACCACCCCCCGAGAGCCCGCCAGGAGTGGGCCACCGACGCATGCCCAGGAGGCACGCATGAGCACCCCCGCAGCACCCGCCGCCAGCGACACCGGAGCGCAGGCCAGTGACCCGAGCAGCGTCGGCCAGGAGCCGAGCACCCAGGGTGACCCGACCACGCCCCCGACTCCCGAGGCCCCGGCCGCACCCGAACTGGCCAAGGCCGACCCCGAAGTGACCGCGCACATCGCCCGGCTGGAGAACCAGCTCGCCAAGGCGCGCGAGGAGGCGGGCAAGACCCGCATCACCGCGAAGGAGCGGGCCGCCGACGAGGCGCGCACCGAGCTGGCCAAGCAGCTCATGGCCGTCCTCGACCCCGAGGGCGCGGCCACGAAGCAGGCCACGCCCGAGCAGCTCATGGAGCAGCTCGCCGCCGAGCAGGCCAAGGCGCGGCAGACGGCCGTGGAGCTGGCCGTGTACCGGGCCGCCGCCACCGCTGGCGCTGACCCCGACGCGCTGCTCGACTCCCGGTCCTTCGCGCAGGCGGTCGCCGACCTGGACCCGTCCGACACCGCGGGCATCACCGCCGCGATCACGGCCGCCGTCCAGGCCAACCCCCGCTACGCGCTCACCCCGCAGGGCCCGCAGCGCGGCGGGACCGAGTTCAACGCGCAGCCGCAGCAGATCACCGCCGAACAGTTCGCCCGCATGGGCAACGCCGAGCGGGTGCGACTGTTCCAGACCGACCCCGACACCTACGCGCGCCTCACGGGGCGCTGACACCGCCCGGCCACCCCGCCGGGCGCACCACTAACCGCCCGGCCACAGCGGCCGGCAGAACATAGGAGGCCGCAGTGGCTCTCACCACCGCATCCGACCTGATCGTCCCCGAGGTGTGGGAGGACGTCGTCCAGGCGACCTTCCTCGGCCAGGTCCGCGTCGCCGGTTCCGCCGCCGTCATGGAGGACGACACCCTGGTCGGCCAGCCCGGCGACACCATCAACTTCCCGAAGTGGGGGGCGCTCGGCGAGCTCGACACCCTCACCGAGGGTGTGCCCATGACGCCGTCCACGATGACGCAGACCTCCAGCAAGGCGACCATCGAGGAGGCTGGCAAGGCGGTCGAGATCACGGACACCGCGCTGCTGACCGCGATCGGTGACCCGATTGGCGAGGCTCAGCGGCAGATGGGCATCCTGGCTGCCCGCCGCGTGGACGCCTCGCTGATCGCGCAGGCGCAGGCCGACGAGACCGCCGCGGGCGGTGGCACCCCGCTCTCCGCCAACACCGGTGCCACGTTCAACTGGGCGTCGGTCGTGGAGGGCATGGCCGCCTTCGGCGACGAGTTCGACCCGGCGCAGTTCGCCGGCGTCTACATCAACTCGGCGCAGATGGCCGCGCTGTTCAACGACGATCAGTTCATCAACGCGGCCAACCTCGGCGCGGCGACCCCGGTCACGACCGGGCAGATCGGTGTGCTCGGTGGCATGCCGGTCATCGTCACGGACCGGGTCGCCGCGGGGAAGTGGCTGCTGCTGAAGCGCAACTCGCTGGGCCTGCTGTACAAGCGCCGGCCGATCGTGGAGCGGGACCGGGACATCCTGAAGCGCACCACCGTCGTCACGACCAACGTGCACTACGCCGTGAAGCGGCTGGACGACCGCGGCGTGTTCGTCGGCACCGTCGCCGCCTGACCCAGAGAGGAGGCGGACGGCATGCTGCTGCGCCGCTATCACGACAACGCGTCGGACACCGATCCGGAAGCGTCCGACAGCACGTCCGACACGGGGACGGGCGCGACCGACGGGCCGGAGGACACCAAGCCTCCGGCCCGTTCCGCGTCCAAGGCCGAATGGGTCGCCTACGCCGTGGCGTCGGGCACCGACCAGGACGACGCCGAGCAGCTCACCAAGGAGCAGCTCATCGAGCAGCACGGGGGGTAGGTCATGGCCCGCGTGTACGCCACCGTCGCCCAGCTGGAGGAGTACACCGGGCAGGCCGCCCCGTCGGACGCCGCCCGCCTGCTGCGTCGGGCGTCCCGGTTCCTCGACTCCGCCGTCCTCACCTCGTGCATGTACGAGACGGACGACGACGGCATGCCCACCAAGCCCGAGTTGCGCGAGGCGCTGGCCGAGGCCGTGTGTGTGCAGGTCGACTGGTGGGACGAGGTCGGCGACAGCACGGGGGCGATGGGCATCGGGTGGGGCTCCGTGTCCGCCGGGCCCGTCTCCCTCGGTCGGTCGGTGACCGACGTGACGCCGGACGCCTCACCCGGCAGGCAGGTGGCCCCCGAGGTGTGGGACATCCTGCGCGCGCTGCCGTCCGACGTCATCACGATGGGGGCGGTGATTTGGTGAGCAGCGTCCCCCGGTGGCTGCTGCGGCATCGGATCACCGTCCGACCGCTGCTCGGCACCGGCACCTACGGTCCGACGTACGGGCCGCCGGTGTCGGACATCCCGGCGCTGGTGTCGTACGGGAACCGCATGACGCGGGACCGGACCGGCGCGCAGGTCACTTCAACGGCGCAGGTGATCGCCCGGCCGGGGCTGGACTGCCCGGCCGGGTCGCTGGTCACGCTGCCGGACGGCCGGGAGACCACAGCGATCAGCGTCGCTCATCACGACGCTCCGGGTCTGCCGGTGCCGGCCAACGTGGAGGTGATGTGCGAGTGACCGTCGTCCGCGCGAACTTCGCTGCTGCGCGCGGGCCCGCCCGCGAGGGTGCTGCCCGCGGCCTGCACCTTGCGGCGGAACACCTGCTCGCCGAGGCCAACCGCCGGGTGCCGCTCGATGAGGGCACCCTCGAACGCTCCGGGACCGCCTCCGTGGATGCCGGGGCGCTGGAGGCCGCCGTGTCCTACGACGGCCCGTACGCCGCCCGCCAGCACGAAGAGCTGACGTGGCGACACCTGCCCGGCCGTGAGGCCAAGTACCTGGAGAAGCCCGCCCGCCAGGAGGCGCCGGTGATGCTCGACCTGATCGCCGCCGAGATTCGGAGGGCGCTCCGGTGAGCTGGACGACCGACCTGATCGACGGCATGGCGCAGCACCTCGCGGCGGCCGGCGTCGGCACCTACCGGGAGTCGGGCGTGTACGAGGCGTCCGAGACCGCGATCACGGACACGGCCCTGCCCCTCGTGGACCGGGCCGTGGTCCTCACGGCCTACGACTCGCAGGACTCGGACCGCGTCCCGGACTGCACGGTCATGGTGCAGGTCCGCTGCCGGGGCACCAAGGACCCGCGGATCTGCGCGGCCTTGGACGACGACGTGTACGCCGCCCTGCACGGCCTCCGTACCCAGCACTGGGGCACGGCGACCGTGCTCCTCATCCGCCGCGATTCTGCGGCCGTGCTCGGCCCCGACTCCCAGGGGCGCCACGAGCGCACATCCAACTACGTGGTGCGGGCGTTGCGCCCGCTCCCCGACGCCGCCTAGGAGGCAGCCATGGCCGGTGGAGAGACCACCCTCGCATCCCGTTACCGGCTGGAGGTCGACACCTCCAGCACCCCTGAGACCCCGACGTGGGGCATCACCTACGGACTCCAGTCCTTCACCAAGAGCACCACGCCCACCGACCAGGACGACAGCGACTTCGAGGACGGCGGGTGGAAGTCGTCCGCCCGCACGGCGCAGCAGTGGACGGCGTCCGCCACCCTGCTGCTGAAGAAGAACGCGGCCGGTGACGCCATCGACCCCGTCCACGCCAAGCTCCAGGCCGCCGGCCGCGCGCTCGGTGAGGCCGCCAAGGTCCGCGTCCGCGTCTACGACCGCGAGGGCCTGGAGGACGCCGAGGTCGTCACCGTGCTGGTGACGTGGGAGGCGTCCGGCTCGGGCACCGAGGACCTCGGCACCGCAGACGTCACCCTGACCGGGTGCGGCGCGCCGGTCTTCGAGGACAACCCGAACGCCCCGGTGACCCCCTGATGGCCGCACGCTTCGAGGCGCTGGACGCCTTTCTCGATGACGCGCTCGAGCTGCCGGTGCCCGACGGCGAGGGCGGGACCCGTGTGTGGCGGATCCCGTCCCCGCCCGCGGAGGACGGCCTCCGCGTGGAACGGCTGCTCTCCCTCGCGGCCCGCGTGTCGCAGGGCCTGACGATCGACGACGACGCCCTCGGCGATGACGAGGAGATCGACCTGTACCGGCTCGCCCTCGGTGACGTGTACGACGAGCTGCGAGAGGCCGGTGTGTCGTGGACGTGGCTGCGGCATGTGGCCATGACGTCGGTCGCGTGGATCACGGGTGGGCAGGAGCACGCGGCCCGGTACTGGGCCACGGCAGGCGACCCTTCTCGCCAGGCCCCGGCGAACCGGGCCACCAGGCGGGCGCAGCAGAAGCCGCGCACGTCCGGCGGTACGGGATCGGCCGGGGCGAGCGCGACCCGATCACGGGGCTCTACGAGTGGTACGAGGGCGGGCAGCTCCAAGAGCAGCTCGCCCAAGGCCGCCAAGCGGGCGGGCGGCAAGTAACGCTGCCCGAGCTGCTGGAGCAGTGGCCGCTCATCGAGGGCGACCTGCATCAGGTGTACGGCATCGACGTGGAGGACCCGGCCGTGATGCGCGGCCGGTCGTGGCGGTGGCTCCGCACCCGCATCCTCGGCCTGCTGAGCACCGACTGCCGTATCGCCCGGCACTTCACCCCCCAGCAGCAGATACCGCGCCTGCCGGCGCCCCCACTCCGTAGGAGGTAGCCGTGGCTCTGCAGGTGGGCGAGCTGGTCGCCATGTTGTCCGTGGACGACCGCGCGTATGGGGCGGGGCTGCGGCGGGCGGAGGGCGACCTCCGTGCGTCCGGTGATCGGATGGAGTCGGACGCCGAGCGGGCCGGTACGGCTGCGGGTGAGGCGCTGGGTGAGGGCCTGCGGCGGGGCGCGGA